TGTGCAGTGTTGTCCTGCAGCGCCTTCGACACCATCACATTCACGAGCTCTCGCTGATCGGTATCGAGCGAGTCGTAAACGTCCTGGAACGTCTTGGTGGTCGTGGCGGCGTGCTGCAGTTCGATCTTGGCATCCGTGTAAATGACGGCCTCATCGGACAGCGTCTCGAGTGTGGCATCGTCGCCATATCCGTGCTGGATCTGCACGAAATCGATCTTGGCGCCGGGATTCGCACCCTTGTGCACGAGACTGACCTCGATCATGTCTCCATGCAGAACCTGCGAGTTGCGCTCGACAAGCTTGTTGGCGTAGATCGACATCGCATCGATGTCCTTGTGGTGAACGATGACCTTGGCAGCCTGAGCCGCCTTGGTGTCGTTCATATACGCCTTGGTGTACATGCCATCCGGGCGCCACTCGAGAATCGCGTGGCCCAAAACGTTCTCGGGCGTGCTGTGCTGATGGGACCACAGGAGGGGAATCTGCGCCCCGTCCATGTGCTTGAAAGCCTCGGCGGTGATCGTACGGCCGTCCGAGCACCTCACGCCGAACTTCGTCGCGTATCCCCCGAAATCGGGTTCCACTACGGTCTCCTTCCGGTTCGTCGTAGAGCGTTAATCGCTCAGGACGGTAACTGCGGCACTCGTTCCGCCAAAGCCTTCACGGGCTGTTTCGGTGGAAGTGCGGGAGGGGCGTTCTGCCCCAATTCCGATTGAGGCATATTGCTATTACGTAACTGATCGGCCTTCGGATCCTTACTAGGCTTCCGACCGAAGATCTGACGGAATTCGTTCGAAGACAACACTTCGTTGCGCGTCAACTTGTCAACGATGTCGGCGATCTGATCCAGAGGGATGACCTTGAACGGATCGTAGAAGAACAAAATACTTTGACCTTGCGTACGAGCCGTCTTAGTCAGGAACGACCGACGCATAGCCTGAGAGACCGCAGTAAGGATCGGCTCCAATGTGCGGTTGTAATAGTTCTGCATCTCTGTGGGAGGTGCAGTGCCATTCATGACCGCAGTGGTAATTCCCAATTGGCTGTAGAGCAGATCCGTCAGCCACTCTACTTGCTTCATGAGATTGTTCTCGGCCGGTCGATTCAGTTGAACGACCTTCTCGGTTCCGTCTGTGTAGGCGACACCATATTGGCTGCCTTTCAGCTGGAATTCCATATCCTTAGCCCGCTGCTTGGCTTGTTCGCGCCGTGCCTCAGACCTGATGGTATATGGCAACTGAATGATCAGATCGAGCTTGCCCGACGCCGACTGCTCTCCGATAGCGTCCAATTGCCCCAGCGTCTTGATCAAACGCTGAAGAGTAGAGTTCGGCTCGTTCATCACCGAATAGAGCGGATTCGTGACGATCGCAACATATCGCTTATCAACGAGAACTTCTTCTCGAAGGCCAGTGTTCTCGTTGTACACCGATACCCGAACTTGCTTCGGATACCACTGAGTGATATAACCGACGCGCATCGTCAAGATATCCCAGCTTGCCGTAACGAACGGGTCCACTGTGACATCCGTAGGAACAATGGCGATAAAGCCTGCGTCGAACAACGACAAAGCAATGTCGATTCGAAATTCTCGACCAGCTTGGTCGATGTTCGCTTCGAGATCAAGGCATGAGTTCAGACCGCTGTCGATATCGGATTCGTAACGACCCTGGTCGTCGACACGAACATGCTTGATCTCGATAGCGGAAAAATCGAGCGCAATTCGTGCCAGGATCGACTGGTAAATCGTCTTCTCGTTAACGAACCTGGGTCGAAGTCGATCCGGTCGAGTGCCGTAGGAGGCCACCGCTTGGAACGGTTCGAGGGGCGCGATATTCATGAAAACGTTCCAGGCATGCTTCAGTCGACCTAAGACGGTCATACGTTACCTCCCTCCGTCACTCGAACGCCTCCTTGTTGAGCTTCCATGCAACGTAGGCGTCCATCAGGGCCGCGACGTTGTCGATCTTCTCCTCAGTTCGTTTCTTGAGGAGCTTGCGGTTGCCATTGGTATCTTCCAGCGTGATGGCGTTACCCATAGTGAAGGACATGAGTCCTTCATCAAATATAAGCAAGCGATCTTCACTGAGTTTCTTCAACTCGCCCAAAGGAACAGACTCGGTTCGGGCGCCTTGAATAACTTTCTCGACTCCGTAAGGGCCGTTTTCTTGTTCGTACCTTGTTACGAATTCTTTAGCGTTATATGGATCGTAGCCGAAGGTACGAACATCGTAACGACACGCTTCGATGTGCGCATCGATGTCATCATACACTTCCATCATGTCCAACACGGTCCCTTCCAGGACGTGAAGACTTCCTTCTTTGACGAAAGTGTCGTACTTGTATCGAAGAGCACCCGGAAGTTTCATCAGAGTCTTACGAGTGATGTAGCTTCTTGTTTTCACTCCAAATTCCCCGCGGGGAAGAGGGAACAAAAACGTGAAGGCACAGAAGTCATCGCCCTGCGACAGGTCAGCGCCAAGAGAACACGGCAGATCCCAGAAATACCGCGGAGAATGCGCGATTGTTTCTTCGTAGGTGAAGAAGTAGGTAAAACCCTCCATCGGAATACCGAACCGTTTTGCCAAGATGTCGTTTCGAGCGGCGGGCGCCTTCTCGGCGCGTTCGACATCAAGCTGGTACGTATCATAGGTGACCGTACGGCCGATGTTCGGTTGCGCTTTGACCCACGTTGCAGGGTCAGCAACTTCTTCCAACTCATCTAACTTGTAATGCCAGATGGAAACATGGGGCGCCGAGTAATCACCCTTCAAAATCTCCTGCAACTCCATTTTGATGGTGTCGCCAGAGCCATTTCGGACAGTGCCTTCAGAACTGATAGCAAGAATAAGGTACTCGTCCTGCTTTGATGCGCCTTGCTCGATGGCGCCTACAACGTCCTCGCGAATATCACCAGACAACCACTCGTCGACCGTCGCGACCTTCGGCCGGAGCCCCTGCAGCTTCGCAATGGTCATCGGACGGATCTCGAGAATCGAGCCCGTCAAGAAGTTTTCAATGCCCTTCTTGGTTGCGGCGAGCTTCTGTCGCAACGCGCGATTACCAGTGGTGTTCTGCATCGACCCCTGCGTCAGAAACTTGAAGAGAGGACCCTTCGCCCGCGTGATCGCGGTACGAAGCGGTGCCATGACCTCTTCAGCTTGTTTCATCGTAGGAGCGGTTGTGATTTGATGAGTCGTGGAGGTATCGACGTTGAGGAAGAACGCTTGAATGCACTCGGCGTACATCGATTTCGCAGCACCACGAGCGACGATCAAGAACTGCTTTTTGGTTAAGCGTAGTTTGATGGTCTTGGTGACATAGTGGCCTTCTTCGCCATTATCACCAGGTTCCCATACCGAGCGATCGACGTAGTAGAACCATCCGAAGATTTGCTCGGCCCATAATTTGAACGTCGGAAGCAGATGCAGATCAGTTCCATCGGTGAGCGTTAACTCACCTTCACAATAAGCAATGAAACCGTTGACCGCTTCCGAGTCATACCAAATTCCGGGGTTGGCGATGAGCGCATCGATCCGGTTCATCTCCGCCGAGACTTCGCGGTTGACCGGAATTTCGCCCCGGAGGACTGCATCCCGAAACAGACCGTAGTAGTACGGCGTAGCCGTGTTCGATAGCGTCATCATTCACCCCTTTCAGTAATCGATGTTGAACGCGATTTTCTTATCGCCCCAAGCGACAGCAATCCTGTTGAACCAGAGACTCGAGGGCAAACCCTTACTGGGAGTGCGACCATTGACATCGGGCCATGCGTTCTGTGGCATTGACATCGCAGCTGCAGACCCCGCTGGACCTATCGTTGCATGTGGAAGATAATTCGGAAACTCTGAACCGTTCCACTGCTTCACTATACTATAGGCGAGAAGTAGTTGCGGAGTCGGATAGAACATCAACGCATCGACAGGCGGATCCCCTAGTTCCTGGATCCCTGTAACTGGTAGACTAAAGGCTCCGGTGATACGAGAAGCAGAAATCGCGTCCTTCGCCAAGTCGTTGAACTGGCTGTCCTGTCGATTACCTATCGGACCCCACACCAATGTCATGTGAGGAAAATCCTGCTGACACCACGAACCATCAGATGGAAGGAACGCGATCATGTAGGAAGGTTCGTTGCCGGTCATGCTAGACCTCCAGTCGCGACCTTCTTGGCGATCGTCGACGTGACTTTCTTGGCGATCGCGGTCTGAATCTCGCGCTTACCAATTTCCAACAGCGTTGAGGCGACCCACCGCTGAACGGGAGGCCTCTCATTGAC